AGTTGGTTCGGGTTGTTTAATCGCAAATACTACAGGAAATTATAACACAGCTATGGGTAATGCATCCCTTGATGCTAATGATACTGGCGGTTTAAATGTTGCAATAGGTAATGGTGCTTTAAGTGCTAATACTTCTGCTAATAACAACACCGCAGTTGGTACTAATGCCTTATTATCAAACACTACAGGTGCTGATAATACAGCAGTTGGTACTTTTTGTATGGACGCAAATACTACAGGTGTTGATAATGTAGCTGTTGGTTCTGAAGCCTTAACAAGTAATACTACTGCTTCACATAACACAGCAGTTGGATATAGAAGTTTACAACAAAATACCACAGGACAATATAATTCTGGTTTTGGAAAATATGCTTTACAAAATAACACAACTGCTAGTAACAATACTGCTGTCGGTTATGCATCTTTAGGTGCAAACACAACAGGTGCTGACAATGTTGCTGTTGGAAGACATTCAGCAGATGCAAATACGACTGGATATTCAAACGTAGCTGTAGGAGAAAGTTCTTTAACTTCAAATACAACAGGTTATAGAAATACTGCTATTGGTAAAAGTGCTTTAGAAAATTGTACTACAGGAACAGAAAATACAATTGTAGGTATGGGTGCTGGTGGTGATTTAACGACAGGAGCAGCAAATGTAGCTGTAGGTCAGGGTGCTTTACCTGTAAACACTACAGGAAGTAGTAATACTTGTGTTGGAATAAATGCAGGAATAAGTTCAACTACAGGAAGTAATAATACTTTATTAGGAAAAGATGCAGGAAGGTCAGGAAGTCCTGGAGGTCCTGTTACTACAGACAGTAATGTTGTTGCTCTGGGTGATGAAAATGTCTCATCACTACATTGTCAAACAGCTCTAACTGTTTCCTCTGACCAACGTGATAAAACAGATTTTTCTGCTTTAAATGTAGGTTTAGATTTTGTAAAACAACTACAACCATATACTTACAAGTGGGATAAGCGTTCTAAATATGGCAATAAATATGCAGATGATTATGATTTAAATGCACAAACACCAGATGGAACACATAAAGAAGATTGGCTAGACGTTGGTTTTAAAGCACAAGATGTTGAAACTTTAGAAAAAGCAGCAGGATTTAACATAGATAATAAAACTAATTTGACTGTAAGTTTATCTAAAGATGGTAAACAATATGCTTTAAAATATGAAAAATTTATACCAATATTAGTAAAAGGATTACAAGAACTTTCTGCACAAGTAGAAGAATTAAAAAATAAATTAAACGAAGGAGAATAAAATGGCAGTAACAAAAGCAATCACAAGTTGCACACCTTATGTAAACTCATCTAGTAAAGTAGATAAGTGGGATATATCAATGAAGTATGAAAATGGTAGTGAAGGCGATAGCACTTACTATACTAATACTTTTAGCACTACAGTTAATCAAACAGATACAGATGCGAGTGGTAATACAACCACTAACTTTACTCTAAAAGCTAAAGGTAGTTGGTCTAATGCTGATTTAGTAGCTATATGTCCTGTATCACAATGGGATACAGTATTTGCTAGTCAAGTAGATAGCGTGATAACTAACCCACCTGTACTAAGCACACCAGACCAAGCATTTAGCGTACCTAGTTAAAATGAAAGGACACCCTTTTCAGGTGCATAATATGCCTGCTGTATATGTATTAGAAACACAAATGCCACAGCAAATGATTGATGATGTTAATGATTACATGGACGAATATAGACAAGACAAAAACAAAAAGTCATTAGCTAAAACTTTAGTAGGACAAATAGATAAAGGAGAGCAATTACTATTAGACCACGATGATAAAAGAATGGTTGAATATAATAGTTTTATCTGTAACCTTGGTGCTGAGTATATTAATTATTTTGGTAGGGCAGGTAATACTGTTAAAAATGACAAACGAGTAGAAATAGACGAAACTTGGTCTGTGCATAGTTATGATGGAGACTATAACCCTATACACGACCACGGCACTAAAACCCTAATGGGTATATCTACAACAGCTTGGACTAAAGTGCCAGCACAAATAGGTGCTAAAGCAACAGCTAATAGTCCAACTTATTCACTATATAACGAAAGCGGACATTCAGACGGCTGTATAGCTTTTCAATATGGTCAAGTATCAGTTATCGATTCAGATAGATTAAAACCAGCTCAATCATTTGTTATGACACCAAAGGTAGGAAAGTTGTTGATTTTTCCTTCTTGGTTACAACATATGGTCTATCCCTTTAAAGGTGAAGGAGAAAGACGAACAATCGCATCCAACTTGAATTGTTGGGATGTGCAACCTACACCAGAGGAGGTGCAATAATGGCAGAAGCCAAAAAAAAAGAAAATGTTGAGGTAGAATTTACGCCTGAGCAAAAAAACTTTCAAGCTCATATTCAAAGCTTAAGTAATAAAATATCTAAATTACAGTTTGAAATAGATGAATTAATGCCTAGTTTCAATATGTATCAACAAGCTTTAGCAGAAAGCATGAAAACACAAACTAATAAAATAGAAAAGGATAAAAAATGACATTATTAAAATTTATTATAATTTGTAATGCAATTGTTACAATTGCATCTTTAGTAGCTGCGTTGACCCCAACGCCGAAGGATGATAATTTTTTTAAAAAGGTATATACAATTTTAGATTTATTAGCTCTAAATATCGGCATGGCAAAAGATAAATAATGTATGAATACAAGTGTAACATTACTAGAGTGGTTGACGGAGATACGGTAGACGCAGAAATAGACTGTGGTTTTGATATTATTTTTAAATCTCGTATACGCCTATATGGTATAGATAGCCCAGAATCAAGAACAAGAGATTTAGACGAAAAAGCTAGAGGCAAAATGGCATCTGCCTTTTTGTCTGAAAAAATTAAACAAGCTGATTTTGTAAAAGTTCAAACCAAGCTAGATAAAAAAGGTAAGTTTGGCAGGGTTTTAGGCTCAATAATTGCAGATGATGTAGATTTAAATCAAGCTATGGTTAACAAAAATTTAGCTGTAGCTTACTATGGGCAAAGTAAAAATGATATTGAAGCAGAACACCTAGTCAACAGACAAAAGTTAATTGAATCAGGGCAGTTTGAACCAACAGGAGAATAAAATGGATAATATGGGTAGTGGTCGTTTTGGTGGCGACATGGATAGAAATGAAGTAGAAATGGACTTAAATAAGTTTATGGCTATGATTCAAGAAATAGGTGAACTCAAAGATAAAATTAGAGAATTAGAGGATGTTAAAAATGTAAATCCACATCAAAAATGGATTCACCTGGCGCAAGCTGTAGACTCGTGGCGAATATTTCCTAGAGCATTTTTAACCGTATATATAATTCTTTTATATACAACTGTAATGTGGTTTATGGGCCTAGATGAACCAAACTTTGAACAGTCGGGACTCATATCTGTGGTTGTTGGTGCAGGTGCAGCCTGGTTTGGTTTGTATGCAGGAACCTCAGGAGCATCTAAAAGTTTTAAAGGTGAAGATAAGTAATGGAAGTGTTTAACCTTATTGCAGAGGTTGGCGTACCGATTGCTGGTGCTTTGGTTATGGCATATTTTATATTTCTTGTTATGAAACAACTAATGGGCAGTTTAGTAGATGAAATAAAAACGGTGCAAGGAATTACAAAAATGCTAATAACCAGAGCATCCATTATGAATAATGATATTATTCGTATAGATACAAGTGTGTCTAGCGCTTTAAATTTACCACCAGACCTTGATAGAATAGCTAGAGCAGAAAATTTTGTTGAAGACGGCAAGATAGATGCCAGAAGAGATTAATGTTGTACAAGAGATAAGTGTTGCACAATTAGTTGCAGACTTTGGGTTTCCTGTAGTTATGGTCGTAGGACTTGGTTATTTTGTTTACTATGTTTGGAAAACTATAAATGATGTAATTGACCCTGCTGTAGAGGAAATGAAAACAACAATCATAAGACTAACTGACCAACTTCGCCTGTTAGACCAAGATATGATACGATTACAAACTAAAGTAAATACTGTTTTAAAAAATAAAAACAAAGAGGTTTCAGATGAAAAGAATATTAACACAAAAGGAACTAAAACAAGAAGAAATAAAAACTAAAATTGCTGTCTGGTATGTACTTTTGGGTAGTATTATGTTTTTTTTGATAATAGTACAAAATATTTTTGCAGATACTATAACTCATAAATTCAAGTCACCTAGTTTTAGTGGCGTGGGAACTTCAAGTCATTATCTTACAATAGAAAATCAACAATATACTCGAAAGCTTACTATCAAAGAAGAAATAAAGGCTTTGCAAGATGAACTAGAAAGAGAAAAAGAAAACTCTACATTAGCTAGGTTTATGAGGAATCTAGAATCTAGGGTATATGCCGAATTAAGTAGACAGCTTGTAAATAATTTATTTGGAGAAACACCGCAAAGCGAAGGTGTCATTACTTTAGAGGGAAACACAATTGAATATACGAGTGATGGCGTAACATTAACCCTAAAAATAACCGAAGCAGATGGCACAGTCACCGAAATCGTCATACCTATTGGCACTTTTACTTTCTAGTTGCTCTATAACCAATCAACTAGAAGATACTTATGAACAAAGGTTTTCAAAAGACGTAGCCACCATACAAGACCTGCAATCCACAGAGCTTAAAAACGCTCCTATACCTGAAGTCAGTCCAGTAGTTGCGGTATATCCAACGTCTTTTACTGACCAAACAGGGCAGAGAAAAAGCAACAGCGAGTTTGCTTTATTTAGCACTGCAATTACTCAACAACCAAACGCTTTATTAATAAGAGCCTTAAAACACACAGGAGACGGTAAATTTTTTAGAGTTGTTGAAAGAGTTGGATTAGATAATTTAACAAAGGAAAGGCAACTCATACGCTCAGCCAGAGAACAGACTGCAAGCGAGGAAGAAAAGAAAAAAGCACTTAGGCCATTATTGTTTGCGGGTATTTTAATAGAGGGTGCTGTTATATCTTACGAGGCAAACCTTGAAAGTGGTGGTTCTGGTGCAAGATATCTTGGCGTGGGCAAATCCGTTATTTATAGGGAGGATAATATAACTATAAGTATGCGAATGGTTTCTGTTGCAACAGGTGAGGTATTGTTAGAAGTTTTAAGTCAAAAAACTATTTTTAGTTATGGTAAATCAGAAGATGTATTTCGCTTTGTAGAAGCCGATAGCGAGTTGGTAGAAATAGAGCTTGGTAACGCTAGAAATGAATCATCTACAATAGCCTTAATGAAAGCGATAGAAGGTGCTGTGCTTGAAATAGTTAATACAGGTTACGAAAAAGGTTTTTGGGTTTTACAAAATAAAAACGAAGGAGTAGAATAAAATTATGAAAAATAAACTAATAAGTATATTAGCCACATGCTCGCTAGTAGCATTTGGTGCAGATAACGAAATATATGTGGACCAATCAGGTACTGGTGCAAATATAGACTTAGAGCAACTTGGTATCTCTAACATCATAGGCGGGTTAAATTCTACCTCTGGCAGTCTTAATCCATTTGACTTAGACGGAAATAGTATGACACTTGATATAAACATGATTGGTGCTACCAACAAGTTTCTCGGCGATATATTTGCTGATAACTTTACTGGTTTTTATGAGTTTGACGGTGGCACAAACACATTTACTATACAAGTAGACCCAACTGACACTTACAGTGCAGATGGCAGTAATCAGTATGTAGATGTTACGGGAAGCGGCAACACCTTTACTTTGAACCAAGGTACTACCGCTTTAGCTGCTGCACTAGATTTAGATTGGATAATAAATGGCTCTAACAACACCATAACTTCAAACATTAACATAGACGGCGCAACAAACTATATGGACATAGACGGCTCAGACAACGCTGTAACTTATACTGGTACTGGCGTAACAGCATCAGCAGGTGGGTATTTTTATCTTGACCATACAGGCGGTTCAAGAACATTTGATATTTCACAACTAAGTACCCAAGATAATGATTGGCTTAAAATTATATCCATTTCTGGCACTGCTGCTTCTACCGTTTGTGTTGTTCAAAACGACCAAGGTACAAGCACAAGCTGTTGATATAGGTGACATATCTGAGCTAAACGGTACAGCACAAATTGTCCGGGACAAGCCATACGATGCAAATTTAAAGTTTGCTATTCAAAGTAACGATGAGGCTATTACTAAAGATGGTCGCATGGCTATTAAATTTTTAGATGATTCTGTAGTTAAACTCACAGAATGGTCTGAGCTTGTTATAGACTCTTATATATTCGACCCAGACCCTAGCAAATCTAAGATGGCTTTAACATTTGGTTTAGGCACAGCAAGGTTTATTACAGGCAATCTAAATCGTATAGACAAACAGAATATCCAACTTAAAACACCTACTGCAAATATAGCCATACGTGGAACTGACTTTACGGCAACTGTAGATGAGCTAGGTAGAAGTCTAATTATTCTTTTGCCTGATGCTTTTGGTTTGTCTAGTGGTGAAATTGAGGTGGTAACAGCAATGGGTACAGTAATACTTAACAAACCTTATGAAGCTACTACAGTTAGCGTGTTTGAGTCTGCTCCAACTAAGCCTGTAATTTTAGATTTAACACTAGACCTAATAGACAACATGCTTATTGTCACACCACCTAAACAAGAAGTTTTGGTTGAAGAAGAAACTACAAGTACACAAACAGATAGCGTACTAGATTTTAATGATTTAGATATTGATTACTTAGCTGAAGATTATCTAAAAGAAGATAGCTTAGAATTTACAGAATTAGATATAAATTATCTTGATGTAAACTATCTCGAAGACCTGCTCAATGTATTAGATGCCTTAGCCATAGACGAAGATGAGGATGTTTTAGCACAAGCTACCACCACTCAAATAGTAGGAACTTTACTAGGCAAAGACCCAGATACACAAATTACTACGCTTATAACAGGCAATGTAGTGAGCTTGCGTAGACAAGTTAATGAAACAGTGAGAGTAGATTTAGATGGCTCTAACGCCTACACAGTCATTTTTATACAAGACGGCGTATCAAATGTTATTAAGATTAATGGTGGCAGTGACTCTATAATAAAAATTACACAATCTAATTAAGTGTTGAAAAGTGTTGACATCTATTATCTAATGCTTATAATAAAATATAAAAATTAAGGAAACATTATGAAAACAATACAACTAACAGATGCCCAAATTTATCATCTTAGGCACGCCATTGAATATTACAAATGTGACCAAGATGATTTATTAAAACATCACAAAGAAACTTTGGCAAATAACAAAAAATGGTATCCTAACAATGTGGATGATTATGGTTACAAAATTGATAACCCAACAATTGTACAGTGGATTAGAGAGCTTGTAGGTTGTCAAAAATGTTTAGATAATGTTTACGATAAATTATTTTAAGACTGCAAGCATGATTATAATAGATATAAAAAAAATACCACAACATAAAGAAGCAAAAAAACCAAGATTTATAGTTAGGTTTTACAATGACCCGACATTAGCAAGAAAGCTATCTCATGGCTATCATCATTTTGAAATTGGCGATATTGGTTGGAAATGGGTTAAAATAAGACCAGCCTATTTAAGTACACATAGAGCAAATCATTGGACTAAAATTAAAAGGTCAAAATGGGATGACATACAACAGCTTAAATCATTTAAGGTTTTAGAGGAAAAAGAATTAAAAAGCTAATATTACTAATACTACCCATACTAGCCTTACCCTTGGTGTTTCAATCCACACCAACAGAAATACTCAAACTAAAAACTTTTGATGCTTTTGTAAAACAGCAACCTGAATCAGGTAATTTTGTCATACTAAATATTACTGAACAAGATGTTGCCAATATGGGTGGCTGGCCTTTTCCTAGAAAAACACTCGCACAAATACAGATAGATTTAATTAATGAAGGAGCTATTGGGGTTGGTCATGTTATTAGCTATCCACAACCTGACCGCATGGGCGGTGATGATATTTTTGCACAAGTTCTACAATATGCACCCTCAGTATTAGCAATGTTTGAAAATGCAAGCGGAGAATATCCAAACGCTACAGGCACAGTGGTAATGGGTGACAAAGCACAAGGTTTAGTCTCACAAGGAGTAGTGCAAAATATAGATGTTTTAGCTAATAGTGCCTTGCAAGGATTGGCTATTGCACCAACTGAGGTAGACCAACTTGTTCGTAGAATACCTTTGTTAGTAAGCACACCTAACGGCGAGTGGATTCCTAGTTTTGGCACACAAATATATAAGGCTTTGTTTGATGTAAAAACTTACATTATAAAAACTAATGATAATGGTATAGAAGAAATATCAATACGAGGAATACCACCAGTTAAAACAGATAGTCTTGGTCGTAAGTGGATTAGTTGGGTAGATACACCACAAACCACACTTCAAGAAATGAGCGTAGCTAATAAGTTTGTATTTTTGGGTGTAACAGCTAGCGGTGTGATGCCGCAAGTAGCAACGAGTATTGGTTTGTTAGAGCCACATAAAATTCAAGCCGCTCTAGCAGAATCTATATTAATACAAGATTCGCCCTACATACCAGATTGGTCTTTGGCCGCAGAAATGGGTATTTTTATAATATCAATTACAGCCACATGGTTTTTAATACATTTGTTAGGCATGACACTAGGCGCAATCAGTTATGGTATTTTTACATTAGCTTTAGCTTATGGAGGCTATTGGCTTATACAAGATGGATTATTAATTGATGTAACGTGGACATTAGTCGCAAGTTTTATTACAGGAGCCATTGCTTTTTATCTGAGATTTAGACAACAGTTTAAATTACGATTACAAATTAAAAAACAGTTTGAGCATTATTTAGACCCAAGACAAGTAAAAAGATTACAAGACAACCCAAGTTTACTTAAGCTAGGCGGTGAAAGAAGGCTTTGCTCTTTCCTCTTTACCGATGTGCGCGGCTTTACTTCATTGTCAGAAAAACTAGAGCCAGAAGAGGTTACAGAAATTATGAATAAAGCTTTAACAGTGCAAGTAAATTGTGTGCAAAAAAATGGCGGCATGGTGGATAAATTTATAGGCGATGCTTGTATGGCTATATTTAATGCGCCACTAGACTTAGAAAAACATGAAGAATGTGCTGTAAAAACTGCAATAGAAATGCAAAAATCTATAAAAGAACTTAACAAAGAACTGCCACATGAAATAGCTATTGGCGTGGGTGTTAATACAGGTGAAGCAGTAATAGCAAATGTGGGTAGCGACACCCGTTTTGACTATTCAGCCATTGGCGATGCTGTAAACACAGCAGCTAGACTAGAGTCTGCAACAAAAGAAGTTGGCGTAGATATACTTATTGGAGAAAATACTGCACAAAGTGTTAATTATAAGTTAAAATCATTAAAACCAATAAAGGTAAAAGGTAAAAGTAAACCTTTAAAAATATATACTGTGTAAAATGTTTAGAAACTACCAACAAGAATACGAACAATATCATAGCAAACCAAAACAAAAGAAAAATCGAGCGATGCGTAATGCTGCAAGAGCTATTATGACAAAGCTAGGCAAGGCAAAAAAGGGCGACAAAAAAGATGTTGCACATAAAGACAATAACCCTAGAAATAACAAACTAAGTAATTTAAAAATGCAAAATCGCAAAAAAAATAGAGCTAGAAAATAAAATTTATGTCAGCCACAAAAGAAGCAATAAATAAAATAGAAACACATGAAAAAGAATGTTCTATAAGATATGCCAATATTGAAAGACGCTTAGAAGACGGCAGTAAGCGTTTTGATAAGCTAGAAAATATGATATGGGCGGTATATCCATTTATATTAGTATCAATAGTTTTATCTAGGTTTGTCTAGTGCAACAATTTAAAAACTATCTTAAAAACGTAATAGAAAAAATATCTAATTACTTTTTTCCTAA